CAAGGTGTATGCCTTACATCAAAGGTCATTCAGACGCAAATATGTATAGGGTAAACAACTGCCCTTCTTGTGGTAAATATGTTAGGGATGTGATGGTCGAGCCATAGCATATAACGGTTTCGGGCTTGGCGAAGGTGGGCTTGTAGGATGCTCAATTTTAGCAGAATGTTTCTGCCCACTTTTGCCAAACCCGTGTTATGCGTATGTGTGGCGGTTATTTAGCACAAAACTCAAATTGGAACACTAAAAGAAAAATTTAAAATAGCAGAGCGATGGCAAAAAAAGATTACATATTTAGCGACCAAATGATGATGTTTGGAAGTAAAGAAATTATAGGATTTGGAGATACCGAATTTTGCGTAAAAGAGATTGACCGCAACCTTGCTATAAAAACCATTAAAGAAAACCACTATTCAAAAAAAGTGTATGCTGGTAGCTTTATTCATTTGGGAGTATTTGTGAACTCTAAAATGCTTGGGGTATTACAATTTGGAGCAGCTTTAAATCCTGCAAGTGGTGGAAGTGTTGTTGAAGGAACGGAAATAGACCAATACCTTGAACTAAATAGAATGTGGATTAGTGATGAAGCAACCGATTATCCCGAAAGTAGAGCCATAAGTGCAAGTATAAAATACATTAGGGGTAAATATCCAAAGATTAAATGGATACAAAGTTTTGCGGATGAAAGATGTGGCGGTTTTGGGATAGTATATCAGGCTTGTAGTTTTTCATATTATGGAGAACACAAAAGCGAATTTTGGGAACTTGATGGAGAAGTATTCCATAATATCCAAATGACTATTTCCGCAAATGATACAAAGCGATATAACAATACGGTAAGAAAATTACAAGCAAACAAAGACAAAGCGGTAAAAATGAGTTTAAGGCAATTTAGATACATAAAGTTTATTGACCAAAAATGGAAAAAGAAAGCATTATTAAAAGAGATGCCATATCCAAAGCATTACATTGAAAATCCAAACGGTTTTGAAAAAACCGAAGAGCGTGGGGCTATTTTAAATTTTTCTTCCACCGAACTGTCAAATGAAAACGAAACGTAGCCACATTACGCATAACTACTCGCTACAACCACCACCATGATACAAGTCATTCATAAACAACCTTTTGTATTCCAGTACGAAAATGAGCAATACGAATTTGTAAAGCCTTATTACTTGATGCCGAAAGATGATTTTAAGTTGATAAAAGCTAAAGTTAAAGGCTCAACTCTAGGGTGGCAAATAGGCAATAATTTTCTATCTTACAACGAAATAAAAAAAGAATATAAAAAAAAGTATTAAATTTGCATATCATGTACGAACAAATCAGAGAAGAATTTAAACCATTATTCGTCAAAGCTAACTTAGACTTTGACATAGCCTACAACAACGCTTACAACCAACATGGATATAAACCAGACGTAGTACGCAACGTTTTACAAGCTATTTTAGATAATTACTATCTAAGTAAGGCTACTACCAAAGGTGGTCGTATTGGTCGGTTTCTCGCTCGTATAGCATCAATTATTTTACCATTTATAAAGATTAAGAAATGATAATCGAAGCAGGTAGAATGATTACCTATAATGGAATGAGTCATAGAGTACTAAGGGTGTTTAAGTACAATGGTGATATGAAAGTTGAATTAAGGAATCTGCATAATAATAACCAATTTATAATATTTTTAAAAGAACTTGAATAATGGTAAAAAAACTATCACACATAGAAATTCAAAAACTATTCGGTAAAGCTGATTCAAAAGGTAAAAACATGGTTCAAATGTCTTTACCTTACCCAATGCGTTTGGCTTGGGATGTACATACTAGCGTAACTAAAATAACGTGCCATAAAAAGCTAGTAATCGCTTATAATAACGTATTTACTCAACTACTTGCACATTATGGACTTGCGAAGATTCAAGAACTAGGAATTGACTTATATGGTGGTTGTTTTAATTACCGATTGATGCGTGGTTCAAGAACTGATTTATCGACTCATTCCTGGGGTATAGCAATAGATTTAGATCCTGCTAGAAATCAATTAAAGGAATCATCTAAAACTGCTAGATTTGCTCGAAAAGAATACAAACCTATGTTAGATATATTTGAAGCTAATGGATTCTACTCACTTGGTAGATATAAAGATTATGATTGGATGCATTTCCAGTATGGACTTACATCGGTTTAACTCTCTGTTTTGTTTAGTTGTTTCATGCTACCCTACCTAAATTGGTAGGGTTTTTTGTTGGTGGTGTGGAATAAAAAAAGGTCATCCCTTTCGACATGACCTAGTTTAGTTTTGTGCAAGACAAATATACAAACTATTTATAAATATAAATAGTATCATGAATTTTATTTTTATTATTTAAATTTAAAATATGCCCATTAGTAAGCCAAACACTAATACCTAATAAAAACAATATAAAACCTAATATTTGTATAACTATAATAAATATTTTTCTTATTATTTCAAGTGCTATATGTTCCATGTAAAAAAGTTTAAAAAAAAGCTATCCTCCGTCGGCAAACTTAAAATAGCTTTTTATAATTTGTAAGAAATGATAATTCAAAGAGATTATTGAATATTGTAGGGTTATCACCCTCTACTCACTTCACCCACAAAGATAGTAATTTATTTCAAACTACCAAACTTTATTCACTCGGAGTGTCTTTAGGTTGCTCAACATCAGCTAGAATTAAATCAAAAAACTCCATTGAACCACTTTGAATCAATTTACAAACAAGTAATGTTTTTGAATCTTCGGGAATGTAAAGTACTAAAATTGCTAGTGTCAAATTCGATGCCCAACTTACTATTTTCTTTGTAAGTCTGAACCAATAAGGCGCAGGTAAATGCGTGTTGCTAAATGATAGTTTTTTCATAGTATTATTGTTTTTTAATTTCTTTAATTTCTTGATTTAGCTTTAGCATCGTTGGCGTTCCTTTCAAATCTTGTATGAAGTTGAAAATACACGTTAGTTTTTCATCGGCTGTTTCCTTTTCACCAACCACCCATACGCTACCGATTCCTCGACTTAGTTTCTGTTCTGCATCATATCTGAATATAGCCTTATAGCGGCACTCGTTTATAACCTTGCTAGTATTCTTATCTATCACTCTGTAATGGTCTGTAACCTTAGCTATATTGCTAGTAACTGCCATTTCCCAAGTAGCCTTTACTCGGTCTATATCCTTTTCATGTATAAACGTCAGCCAACCATATCCATACATTTGGTCGGCTGTTGTTTTGAATATAGTTAGTAACGCATCATTGACTTCTATACACATCCCTTTTTCATCACAAATAAATAAGGCGGTTGTACTCATGTCAAATGTACTTTCTTGCATCATTTGAAGTACTTGAACCTCTTTTTTAATCGTTTTCACGTCGGTAACTAAACCTTTTAAAGTGGTCAATGATTCTTCTCTAAAATCTTTCGTTGATTTGTATGATGTATAAAAATGTCGAATCACAAAAGGTACAGCCACACCGCCTACCCATTTGATACCTTCTGTCGCTATTTCGGGAATGTCAATCATGTAAGTAATAATCGTTTAGTACTTATTCAGTCTATATTTTTAGGTACATAATCAATTTTGTCTAACGTAGATAAATCTTCGTGAATTTCAGCAAATGCAACATCATTCAATACTTCCTCACCAACAACCCAATTATCATTGGCATCACTTACAAATTCAAGCAATGAATTGCCATTTTTATAGCCATTTAATCTATCAAATATTTCTTGCGTTGCTAGTAGTACTATTGCCATTATAATGAGTTTATATAAGTGTCTAATATTATTTTTAACTGAGCATTTTCAGCAACTAGCGAAGCACCCATAGCATAGACAGAAGCACACGCATCACATCCACTAGGGATAACATATTGATTACCACTGTTGATACTTGTGCTTGTAGCTGTTCTGCTTAATTGAGTTGAACCATTAAAAATCTCAACGTTTGTTGATGACGTTCTATTGATTACCTTCAAACCTGCACCACTTAAATCAGCATTTGAAGAGATTGCATGACCTGATTGATTTATTTTGTGGTCATTTGAATTTCTATTCTGCATCATGTTTTGTGATGCACCCAATACATTATCTAATATATACATCACAGGCGTAATAAATGCAGTTTTCAAGTAAATGAATCTTGATGCGTTATTCAATGTGTATTGAACTCCACTTGTTGCAGGGTTGAAGTTGGTGTTTAAATATGATGTAGAAGCATTACCCTTAAACCCTTGACTAGCTGTAAACGATGGTGAATTAACTAATGTAACTTGGTGTGATGAAGGTGCTTTGAAATTCAACGTAGCCATGTTGCTGTTGTTCGTAGCAAACATATAAAGTATGTCTAACTTAGTCCATATACCTGCACTTTTTAGACTTAATAC